AGACCTTTTTCGTATATTCCCCAATAAAGACGGACTGGCGCTAACTGGCCACGATCGGCCGAGATTGGAAACGACCACGCACAGCGGTTGCCGATCTGCAGCTGCCGACATTGGGGGCTTTGCCCAAGAGGTATTAAACGTGGACTTAATGCCTTGGCAGTTGCATTGTTTGGCCGGCATTACCGCGCAAGACGAAAACGGTGATTGGTTGCACCGGGTTAACTTGGTTTCGGTTGCTCGCCAATGCGGAAAAACCACAATGAACGCCGCTTACCTTGGTTGGTTTTTAAGTACGCAAGGAAAAGAGCGCGGACGGCCGGTAACGGTCATTACGACAGCGCACAAACTTGACCTTGCAACCGCTTTCTTTACATACCTCGCCCCAATTTTGTCGGACCGTTTCGGCGCCGAAATCAGTTGGTCTTATGGCCGGCAAAAGTTAATAATGCCCGACGGGTCAACGTGGCACATTCGAGCCGCGACCCCTGCAGCTGGTCACGGTTACAGTTGTGACTTGATAATTGCGGACGAAGTTTTTGACATTAGCCAACAGGCAATTGACGAAGGGCTTTTACCTTCCCAGCGCGCAAAAAAAAATCCTAGTTTTCTTATGACGTCCACGGCGGGTACGCAGGAAAGTACGGCCATGCTTAGGTGGCGAGATCAGGGCCTTCGAGCAATTGACAGCGGCGAACAAACAAGCCTTTACTTTGCCGAATACAGCCCGCCTAGCAATTTGGACCCAATGACCCCGGAAGCGTGGGCTTATGCCAACCCGGCACTTGGTTACACACTTGACCTAAAAACAATTGAAGCCGAAGCCGAAGCGCCCAACCGTGCAGCGTTTTTGCGCGCGTCGGTAAACCTTTGGCAAGCAAGCACGACAGCATGGTTAGAGCCGGGTGTCTTTGAAGCGTTAGCAACCGATCAGACGGCGCCACCGGGCGGGGTGTTAGCCGTAGAAATTGCGTTAGACGAAAGCACGTATACCGCGGTGCGCGCCGTTCAAGTAGGCAACAAAACCCATGTCAAAATTGCGTTTGTCGCGCGAACCGTTGCCGAACTATGGGCGCGTGTAGACAACGAAATTGCGGAAAACCCCGGCTTACGTTTAGCCATAGTGCCAGGACTAGAAAACCATTGTCCGCCACAACACGAACGACGTCGCACAATCGTTGGCTACAAAGAGCTACTTAAATGGACTAGCTCGGTTAGGGCCATGATTTTAGAAAACCGCATAATGCACAACAACGAAAACTTGTTAAACAGCCAAGTAACGCGCGCCGTTTTAATTAAACACCAAGGAAGCGTGGCGGTTTCAAGCACCCGATCACCCGGACCAATCGAAGCATGTCGCTGCATGATATGGGCCGCCGCGCTTGCGTCACGCCCACAACTACTTGGTAAACCCGTAATTGTTACAGCAAACCGCTAAAGTCGTTTTGGCATTAGTCGGCTTGCTTTCCGTCGGGGATTGCACGGCGCCGGCTAGTGCCACCTAAAAGCGTGAGATTGTGACACAATAAAACTATGGCCATTTTTAACAAGAAACCCGAACCGCCAAAAGTTGTAAAAGCAGCTGCCGGCAGTAATGCGGGCGCGTCACAAATTGGCAACTTCTTTGCGTACACAGACGGCGTTTTGCGTAGCCGTTTTATGCAGGTCCCAACGGTTAGCCGTAGCCGCGACTTAATGGCAAGCCTTATTGGTTGTTTGCCATTAGTGATGTACAAAACTATGTGGAACGGCGACGAAATGGAAAAGGTCCCGGAAGCCCCACGCAGTTGGCTTAGTCGAATTGACAAAGGCGTAACAAACAACTTTATTTTGTCGTGGACGTTTGACGATCTACTTTTCTACGGTCGCGCGTTTTGGTACATAACGGAACGCACCGCCGACGGATACCCAAGCGGTTTTACACGTTTACCCGCAGCAATGGTCACGACACAAGATCAGGCACAAGGCACGGGCGTTTGGTTTGGTCCGTCAAAACAAATTTTGTTTCAAGGTTTGCCCGTTCGTTGGGAAGATTGCGTACAGTTTTTAAGCCCAATTCAAGGACTTATTTACACGGGTGCAACTTCAGTAGATACCGCGCTAAAACTTGAACAAGCGCGTAATCGCAATGCGTCAAGCCTTCAACCTGCAGTTACTTTGCGTCAAGTTGGCGGTGAGCCCATGAGCCCCCAGGAATTGCGCGACCTTGCAGCCGCCTACGACGAAGCACGTTTTGCGTCGGCCACAAGTGCGGTAAACGAATTTGTTGAAGTAATCCCAAACATGGCAACACCCGACAAAATGCTTTTAATTGACGCCGCCGAATACCAAAGTAAAGAAATCGCCCGTATCGCCAATGTCCCCGCGTACCTCGTTTCCGTGAGCATTGGAAATTACAGTTACGTTTCGTCTAGCGAAGCGTCACGCGACTTGTACACGTTCGGCGTAAAACCGTACATAGATTGCATACAAGAAACACTTAGCGCGGATAACGTCCTGCCAAGGGGCACCGGGGTAATGTTTGACATTGAAAGTTATTTAGCCAACGAATACAACACAAACGTTGAAGTACAGGAAACGCCAGAGGAAATGAGGCAAGCAAATGCTTAGGTTGACCCCACAAGAATTAAAGATTGACGCCGCGCAAGGCGACGCGCTGCCACGTAGAACCCTTGCCGGCGTCGCCCTCGAATATGGCGTGGACGCTGTAGTAAGCGACGGCCAAAAAGTTCGTTTTGAAAAAGGCTCAATGCCGTTGGAAGGCAAAAAGCCCAAAATGTACTTGTACCACAATTCCGAAATGCCGATTGGCGTAGTCACGGAACGAACCGAAATTGACAATTTTGTAATGTTTGAAGCCAAAATTAGCGAAACCGCCCTTGGAAATGAGAGCTTGCAGCTTGCCATGGACGGCGTACTTGACAGCCTTAGCGTTGGCGCAATCCCGGTTGAATTCAGTTTTGACGAAGCCGGCACCATGATTGTTACCAAAGCAGAATGGCAGGAATTAAGCCTTTTGCCATACGGCGCATTTGAGGCCGCCAAGGTCGAGCGCGTCGCCGCCAGTATCCACCAAAACGAACCCGAAGTAGAGTTAAATAAAGATCAGGACACAGAAAAGGAAACAACCGAAATGACCAACCCAGTAGAAACCCCTGCAGTTGTTGAGGCTTCAACAGTTCAAACCATTTACGCACAGCCAAGAAAATTGCGCTTGCCTTCAACGTCGGAATACATTGCAAGTTATGTGCGCGGCGGTGCAGACTTCGCACAGATGAACGCAAACATTGCAGCAGCTCGAATTGAAGCAGCGCCGGGCGTTGCACCGTTCATTAACACCGAGAGCACCCCAGGCATTTTGCCGGAAATTATCACCGGCAGCGTGTACGACGGGCTTAACCCAATTCGTCCGTTCGTAACGGCAATTGGTACCCGCGCAATGCCAACCGCAGGCGCCACGTTCCGCCGTCCAAAAATTGTTACACGTCCGGTTGTTACACAACAGGCCGCACAATTTGACGATCTAAACGCGTCAACTGTCAGCGTGTCGAATTCTGACATCAGCAAATTAAGTTTCGGTACATACGTGACCGTGTCCGAACAAGACCTTGACTGGTCAGACCCTTCAAGCATTGACATTATTCTTAACCAGTTGGCAATTGCCTACGGTCAAGCAACCGACAACTACGCGGTTGACACATGCCATGCAGCAATCAGCCAAACGTCATCAGTTGCAGACACCGCAAGCGGTGCAGATTGGGTTGCAGCGATCTACGAAGGCGCCCGCCAAATTTCGGCCACGTCAAACTACTTGCCTACGCACATGGTTGTAACACCTGCCAGTTGGGCCGCCCTTGCGTCGTCGGTAGACAACCAAGACCGTCCAGTATTCCCATACACGGGTGCACCTAACCTTATGGGTCAAAACGCTGCAGGCAATTCGTCTGCAACTTCATGGAACGGCAACCCGTTGGGCTTGGTGTTGGTAGTTGACAAAAACGCGCCGGGCTCATTCATGGGCCACGCTGCAGGTCCTGCCGCAGGCTTCGAATTCTACGAACAGCAAAAGGGTGCGATCAGCGTTGAAGTACCGGCAACCATGGGACGCACAATCGCTTTCCGTGGATACGCTGCCGCTTTCATGGCCGACGCGACCAAGTTCGTTAAGTTCGTCTGATAACCGAAAGGTAGGCCGTTATGGCCGTCTATTCGGTCACTCAAAAGTACTTAACCGACAATTACGCGGTTGTAGTACTACTCACTAACGCAGACCCGCTAGAGGTCGGTCAATCCGTAACTATTGCGGGTGTTGACGCGACCTTTAACGGGACCTACACGGTGCGGGAACTGCCCCAGTACTACTTCACGGGCGTAGACGAAGAAGGCTTTTTTCATTACGACCTACAAGCCCCAATTCTTAACCAAGTGTTGTTTGCTAAAACGGCCGACAACGTTGAAATAGTTTCCGCTACCGGAACATTGACAACAACCCCAGTTTGCACGTGGGTAACAACCGACGCACAAATTGAGGATTGGTTAGGAATAGGAACAGCGACAGCTGCCGACCAAACCTTTATTACGCAATGCCGACAGGCTTCAAATGAGTTTTGCTATAGGCGTAGGGCCGAAGCGGGTTACCGCAATGAAAGCCTTACGACGGTGCCTAATGCTTCGGTGCTTTTGGGAACAATTGCTTACGCAGGCTTTTTGTACCGTCAACGTGGCGCCGTAACAGACTTTGCAGGTTTTGACGGGTTGGCTTCGGGTGGAAGCATGGGCCTTAGCCCAATGATTAAACAACTATTGGGCATTGACCGCCCGGCCGTCGCATAATGCCCGTTGCATACACAGACCTTTTTAACGAAGCGCTAGACGATCTAACAGCGACTTTAAAGACCATTACAGGCCTGCAAGTTGTTAACGACCCGCGCAATATCGTGCCACCGTGCGCGTTTATTGACGCCCCAAGTTTTACCGCTTTTAACTACAACATTGTGAAGATCAGCTTCCCCGTTCGACTAATCACATTAGGACCGGGCAACCTTGACGCCCAACGATCACTTATGAACATGGTCGCCAAAGTGTTAACCAAAAACGTGGCAGTAACAGACGGCCGCCCAACCATTGCCATAATTGGGGGCAGCGAACTTGCCGCCTACGATCTCACAATTGAAATGCAAGCTCAAACAGGTTAGGACCCATGTACATTATTAAAAGCCCCCGCGTTGGTGTTGTCGGTACTGAGTTTGTACCAAAACCCGGCGTAAATGTAGCCGGCCTAATTTGGGGCGGTTTCATTGTTGAAGTAGCCGACGAACTAAACGACGAAGTATCCACACCGGCACCAAAAAAAGGTGCTAAAAATAAGAAAGCAACGAAAGAGGATTAAACAACATGGCAACAAGCACCTACCTTTCCAACCCGGTCGTAACCGTTAACGCAGTTGACCTAACCGACCAATGCACCGCAGCGGTATTTACGCAGCGTTACGACCAACTTGAAAACACCACGTTTGGCAAAACGGCGCGCACGTTCCAAGCAGGGTTGGGCAACCACGAAGTAACCCTTACCCTTTACAATTCCTACGACGCAAGCGAAACTTTTGCAACGCTTGAAAACGTTGTTGGCGGTTTGGTAACCGTCATTGTAAAACCTGCAGTTGGTGCAGACAGCGCGACAAACCCAGGCTTCACGCTTACAGGCGCGCTACTTGCCGAATTGCCAGTTGTCAATGCAACCATGGGCGAGCTCTCGACAATTGACGTTACCTTTGTTGGTGGAACGTACACCAAAGACGTAACCCCATAATTAGCGCCGAACAATCGGCCCGACACGAAAGAAGGCATAAATGCAATTAACCCTTGAAGTAACCAACCACGAAGGCACGTACCAAGTAAGCACAAACCTTTTTACCATTGTGCTATGGGAACGCCGTTTTAAACGCAAAGCGGCCGACATGGCAAATGGCATTGGTGTTGAGGACTTACTATTTTTGGCTTGGGAAGCAAGCAAACAATCCAAAATTGTTGTGCCGTCAGAATTTGATACTTACTGCAAACAAGTAACCAACGTCGAGGTTGTAGATCAAGAGGCTCAAAACCCTACCCAAGCGGCACCTACCGCCGGCAATTAGCCGAACTGTTAGTTGCAACAGGGTGGGCGCCGCATTGGTACGCGCAAGTGTTTGACACGCAAGACCTTTTAACCGTGGCTAAAGTCTTAGGGGAACGAAACAAAAGGTAAACGC